AAAGATATAATTACATATTGGGATGAGCCAACTATTACGATGGATTATGACTCACACGAATTTCATAAGACAATTAGAAAGAATTGGAAGGAAAATATTATTCCAACAGTTGTTCTATCTTCTGCTACTTTACCAAAGGAAACGGAACTTACTGAAACCATTCCCGATTTCTTGAATAAATTTCCTGGAGCTGAAATCTGTAATATTGTAAGTCATGATTGTAAAAAATCAATTCCTATTGTAAATAAAGATGGTTATGTAGTATTACCTCATTATTTGAGTAATAACTATGATGAAATGTTGAAAATAGCGACTCATTGTAAAAATTATTTGACTTTATTAAGATATTTTGATTTAAAAGAAGTAGTTGAATTTATAACCTTTATAAATAGAAATAATTATGCTAATAATAGAATGCATATTGACAGACATTTTGAAGATTTAGATTCAATCAATATGAAAAATATTAAAATTTATTATGTAGAAATGTTGAAAAATATTAATGCTGCGAACTGGCCTGTAATTTACGGATATTTTGAAAAAAAACGCGCACCGAGAATTCTGGAAAATAATACTGTTGATACAAAAGGCAATAAAATTCAAAAAATTCGCAGCGTAGGTCCTGGTATAAATTCAAATCCGTCGAATAGTTTATTGGGTGCCCCTATTTCGAGATTAGCTTCCGAGCAGATCACTAGTACTAGTTCTAGGGTTGCTGAACCTCTAGTACAAGGAACGTCAGGTGTTTATGTAACGACCAAGGATTGTTATACATTAACAGATGGACCTACTATATTTATTTCAAATGATATTGAAAAAATAGCTAAATTTTGTGTCCAGCAAGCAAATATCCCAAATTCCGTTATGGAGGATTTGATGAAGAAGATTGAATATAATAATATCATCAATAATCAGATTGACGAAATTGAAGTTGAATTAGAAGCTATTAAAGAGGGCATTGAAGCAAAGGTAAAAAATTCAGTAAATAGTTTTCATAGCGGTCAGCGTGTTCTTGGTAGAAATAAGTCAAATAAAGATCCTAAAAAATTAAGTAAAGATATTCCAGAAGAATTACAAAATAAAGGTGCTATTAGTAAAATGACTGAAAAAATGAATGCCTTAAGAGCATTGATTAAACGAGCTTCTCTAAACGATACGTTTGTTCCGAATAAGAAAAACCATTTGGAAAAATGGGCTCCCGACGTAAATATTTCAAACGCATTTACAAGTTCAATTGACGAACAAGTTGTGTGCGATATTATGGCACTTAATAAAGTTGATAATTTGTGGAAGGTTCTTCTTATGATGGGAATTGGTGTGTTTATTAATCATGAGAACATTGCTTATACAGAAATTATGAAGAAGCTTGCGGATGAACAAAAACTCTATATGATTATAGCGTCAAGTGATTATATTTATGGAACGAATTATCAGTTTTGTCATGGTTTCTTGAGTAAAGATTTAGATTTAACGCAAGAAAAAGTGATTCAAGCAATGGGGCGTATTGGTAGAAATAATATTCAGCAAACATATACAGTGAGATTTAGAGATGATACGCAAATTGCTAAGTTATTTACATCTGAAACGGAAAAACCTGAAGTCAGAAATATGAATAAGTTATTTAATAGTCGCAATGTAATTTATGAAAACGGTGAATATACAGAAGTCCCGGATGAATATGATGATAAAGAATTAGATGAATATGCTGATGAAGAGTTTGACCCTTATGATGGGAATGAAGAACAACATGTGGTGGAAAGAGATGAAGAAGATGATGCTTAAATAAATATTTTACTTATATAGTTGCTTGTTAACTTATATAGTTGCTTGTTAGTTTTACATATTTTTTATATGTAAACGCGTATATACATATATATATTTATGTGTATAGACATATATAATGGAAACATACAAAACACTAATTGAAACATCATTTCAAAATGCTGAAAATAATATTTCAAAAATTACAGATGAAATTATTAATATGGAAGGTATGAGTGGAATAAAAACAAGACATTTTTATAATAATTTACTAAACACAGAAGACGCAAGGTATTTAGAGATAGGAACTTGGAAAGGCAGTTCTGTATGTTCTGCTATGTATGGAAATAAAGCACAAGTGGTATGTATAGATAATTGGTCCGAATTTGGATTTCCTAAATATGAATTTTTAGCAAATTTTGAAAAATTTAAAGGAGAAAATGACGCAACTTTTATTGAGAATGATTGTTATAAAGTAGATGTTTCAACATTACCAAAATTTAATATTTATATGTATGATGGAAATCATACGGACGAAAGTCATTATAAGGCATTATTACATTTTTATAATTGTCTAGATGATATATTTATTTTTATAGTAGATGATTGGAATTGTAAAGATGTTAGATATGGAACACTTGAAGCAATCAACAATTTAAATTTAAAAGTATTATATAAAAAAGAACTTAGGTTAACTTGGGATAATTCACACACTCCTAACCCACAAGCAAGAGATACTTGGTGGAATGGAATATATATTGCTATTTTACAAAAATAATTATACTTTATTTTTTATCGAACGGATAATTTTATGGTGTGAATTATATTTTTCTACATTAGAACCTCTTAAATCATATTTATTATTATTTTTAAATGTATAATGAACACTGTGAGAATTATGATTGTATATAAAATCTAAATATGTAAAACGTTTATAATTAGATGTATATGTTGATGAAGAAATTGAACCTTATGATGGTAATGAAGATCCACTTGTGGTAGAAAGAGATGCGGAAGACGATGCTTAAATAAAATAAAATAATAAATATTAAAAATTAAATATTACATATATAATATTTATATGACAAATATATATCTTTTATTAAGTAGTTTACTTGTGTTGTTACCATTATCATTTTTTTACTTAAAAACGAATAAAAATAATTATGAATATATTTTGGCTAATTTATTAATAATCAATATGATCTTATCATTACTATTTTGGTCTAATCCAATTAAAAAAGGATTAATACATAAAATAGATGCATTTTTTGCGAGAGTTTCTCTTATTTGTTTTACATTATATATTGTTTTTTTTAAAAAAATTAGTATTTTATGTAAGATGTGTTTTTTAATTTTATTTTTAATAGGAATATTCATGTTTTTATGTGGTGATAAAGAGTCTTCTAAAAATTGGTGTTCTAAAAATCACATAAATTATCATATGTGTTTTCATTTTTTTGCATATTTGGCTGCGTCTTATGCGTTTATTTAGTTATGATAAGCTTTACAAAAAGTGTAATAAAAAATTTAGAAATTATACTTTATTTTTTTATTGAACGGATAATTTTGCTCCTATTTCCTTATAATAATAATTATTATATGGAATATTGTTTTGTAAAGATTTATGTAATGTTTTATCGCTCATTTTTAGTTCTCTGATACAATCATATTTACATCCAAATTCTTTAACTAAATTATTATTTACATCATACTGACCTACACCATTTTTATATAATTTTGGCTGACCGTATTTTTCTTCAAAAATTTGAATTAAATTTTGTTCACACTTATCATATAGCGTATAGTAATTTCCATTTGTTATTGTGTTATTTTTTACTGGATTATCTAAGGCTGATGAGTTTTGATAGCCATTTAATTCGGCTGCTGTTTTTCTGTCTAAATATACATTTAATATTTCTGATTTATCGGCGTTTAATTTGGCGATGTATCCTAAATTTTGGACTTTGGTTTGTTTTGTTGGTTGGATTGAATGAATTATATTTGGGTCTAAATTTCTCTCAACTAATAACCACCGAAATCCACAGTAAATAGTATTTTCTTCAACAGCTTTTGTTATACTTGGTCGTTTGAGGTGTTTATCTTCATTCATTGCTTCAGTGACCGATTCATATATTTTTACTAATTGTAATGTTTCTGGGTTAATTTTTTGTAATCTTGGACCCAAATGAGGCATTTGTTGATTAAAGCCAGTTACAACTTTGGTTTCTTGTGCGTTCAGTTTGTTTAGAATTTGTTGATTTGATTTTTTTAGGTCAAATATTTCATTTGATAATTGTTTTATCATTTCTTTTAATTCGGATACTTCATCATTATTTATTTCTTGTATATTGTTTTGGTTTGAATTTAGTTTTTCTTTTAATAATTGATTTTCAAGTAAAAGTTCACTAACTCTATAATTATAATTATTAATGTTGTCCTCAATAATTTTTAATAACATTTGATATGTTAAATTTTTACCAATTAAAAATAACTCATTTTCTTTTTCATGTTTTTCTAATGTCTTGCATTTATTTGGATAAACTAGATTATGATTATGTAAAAATCCCTCAAAATCTTTACTTTTATCAACTAAAAAACAATTTAATAATATACACTCATCATAATTTGTTTTATGTTCATTGTATCTATATGTAATTCCTTTATCACTATATCCAATTTTTACAATATATTCTCCATTTTCAAAAGTTTTAACTTTTATAATATAAATTAAAGAACATTTATATGAAAATTTTTCTAATAATGTTTTTTCATTTTGTTTAATAATTTTTTCTTCTGTTTCTTTATTTTTATTTTCTTCTAATAACAGCATTTCAAACTTTTGTTTTTCTAATTGTTTTTGTAAATCATAAACTCCATTCAATCTAATTTCTTTAATAACTTCGCAAACCCAATTTTGAAATGTTTCAGCTATTGGTTTTCTAGATTTAAATAAAATTTTATATAAACCTTTTTCAGTAAGAAATGTTACTTGTTTAGGTCCAGTAGACGTGTCAATAGTATTTACATGTCTTTCTGTATCATCAAAATTTACTATATGTGCTCTAATATTAGACATTTCTAAAATTTCACCAATGTCACTAGCTTTAAATAATGGTTCTTCATATGTTCCTTTTATTACAATTTCAGTATGTAAATTATTTTCGTTAAAAGCTTTAACTATTTCCATTAGACTTGTATATTCACTATTTACAAGTCTTTAAGTTATTTTTATATTAAAATATAATTATTGGTTCTCCGAATTGCGAAGCGATTATTTGTTCCTGAAATTTCATGAGCAAAAGGACGTAAATACTATTGACACTTTTACTTATTTAATTAAAAACTTGCTTTACTTGTCGGGAAAGCAAGTTTTTGCTTAACCGTTGGGTTGAGCAAATATGTTTTTTGCTTTTAATATTAAAAATCAATAAGGGCGTCCATAGTATGGACATCGTTTAATATTAAAATATATAAATAAAAACCACACGATATAAGGTGTTTAATTGGAGTAAGCCAAACCACCCATACCACTCATAATTCTCAACACGTTATAGTTGGTGGCATAGACACGAACCTTAGCAGTCTTGGTTCCCTCAACAGTTGCGTTAGACAAGACCAATTGAAGTGTGGCGTTATCAATTCTGGAGAAGTTGCATGTCCCGCTTGGTTGGTGTTCCTCTGGGCGAAGAGCGAAAGAGTAAACGTTAATACCTTCATCAGGGTTGCGAGTGTGAGCTTGGTATGGTTGGACCCAAGAGAAGTAGGTTCCTTCACGCTCAGAGAAGCGATCTTGTCCGTTCAATTGGAGCTTAGCAGTGACGACAGGATTCATACCCCAGCAGTGCATATCCAAAGAGGTTTCAGACAACACGAATGTACCAGCATCAGAAACTCCAGAGTTTTCAAGGTGAGGAGAAGTAGTTCCGGATGAAAGAGCAGCAATTTCTTCAGCAGTAAGACCAGTTGTATTCAAAGGAACTTGTTGTCCACCAAAGTTCACTTCATTATATGGGTTACCAGGTCCATGCCAGTATCCAGTAGGACTGACATCAACAGCACCAGCATCTTGGAACAAACCGCGAGCATCAATGTAGGCACGGGAGTCAGCAGCAATAGCAGCAGGTCCACCGAAGGCATGGATGGCGTTAGGAAGAGCATCAATGGCATCAGTGTAGTTGAAAGGTTGAGCACCAAGGACCTTGAAAAGGAGGGCATCACATGTCAAGGAAGAGCAGTAATCAACGTTTTGGTCAGGTTGTACGACCCAGATAAGCTCCTTAACAGGGTGGTTGAAGTTCAACTTGATCTTGTTACTGGAAGAACCAACAGATTCATCACCAGTGAATTGAAGTTGGGTAATCAAGTACTCGTGAGGGTTTTGGGCCATTCTTCTGCGCTCATCAGTGTCCAAGAAGACGTAGTCAACATACAAAGAGGCAGCAACCAAAGATTGGTTGTAGGCAATAGTGGCAGGAACTGGGCGTCCAACGGTGTATTGGGCGGCAGAGCTGTTTTGCCAAGGTTGGTTTTGGCAGTTCAATGTGGTAACAGCCCACAAGCACTCATCAATAGGTCTGATATCAAGGTTAATCTTGACTTCGTGGTATTGAAGAGCAATCAAAGGAAGGGCAAGTCCAGGGTTGCAGCAGAACCAGAATTGAAGAGGAACATACAAAGTGGTTTCAGGAAGAGCGTTTCTTGGGGCACAAACTTGACGAGGAGCCAAGGAGTCACAAGGAGATTCAACATCAGAGAAAGAAGGATCAGTGATGAATGTAAGTTGAGTGGTGTTACCAATCATCTTGAAGTATCCACGTTGTTGTTCGGAGGTCATTGTCAATTGGTTCCAGATGTGCATCCAGTCACCATATTGACGATCAATTCTTTGACCTCCAATTTCGACTTCAACTTGAGCGATCAATTGCTCACCAGGGAAGTCCAACCAACGAGCATAAACACCGGTGTTTTGTCCGCTGGAGTAGTTTCCGAGACCCATAAGTTGGTTGATCTCAGGAAGAGTAACTTGTAAATAAGTGCGGTAAGCAAGATCTCCGTTTCTGGAGATCACACATTGGACACGACGTCCGAAATCGGCTTGACCGTTGAAAGTTTGTTCGATTGATTCGATGGCAAAGTTAGTATATCTGCGATAAGTAACTTTCCAGAAAGTAATTTGAGGATTACCTGTACATTTCCTCTACCTTATCTTTCGACAAGGATTAGACTATATCTTATGAAGAATTCAAATTTATGTTATCAATTTGAGAAGTTAATAAAAATTCTTCCGAAAACCATTTAGTCGTTGAACCTTCTTCTTTAAATTTTTCTAGTTTTTTAACAATATAATTTATTTGATTAGTGTCAATATTTTTTTTTGATGAATTGTAATTTATCGTAACTGGCATCATATTAGACCAATTCCAACACTTTAATTTTTCATCTTCATTCGTCAAATCATATTTACATACCGGTATAATATGGTCTATAGACCAGTATGTTCCATAATTATCCCAATTCATGTCTTCAGTGAAATTATACTCCAACCATTCTCTGAAATACTGAATATTACAACCTATGTAATTCATAGTAGATGTATTTTTTGTTAACACACACCGTAAACGAGCTGCTAACGATTTTTTTATTCTGTAATTCATATTTGTATTGCGTTGATTTCTACACCACTCCGTTTTTTGTTCTGTTAAAAATGATGGATAACATGTTAAACAAATTTTTTTTTTATAAAACTTCTTGAGTTTTGCGAAATTTTTTAATGGTTTTTTCTCATTACATTTTTCGCATTCAACAATAAAAGTTTCTGCCTTTGTTTTTCTTAAATTTTTTTTTCGTATTTTATCCATATCATTTAAACATTTTTTACATACATTAGAATATCTATTATTTTCATGGTATTTTCTGAAGTCATTGATCTGTTTAATATTTTCACATTTTACACATTTCTTTGTTGCTATTTCTTGTTCCATTAATATTAACAACACGTAATATTTATATTGTTTTAAAACTACAAATTTTTAATGAAGCTTGGATGCTCATTGCCCATTTCAATTAGTATTACTAATATCATCTTATTCATTGTCACTATACCCAAGGTTTTTCTCTTGGCCACACATTTCTCTCAAAATATGCTTAGTAGAATAAGCTTTAGGGGTTTCAAGCAGTTTGATTTTCTCACTAGGGTTATTCTATTCAAATAAATATTTGAATTCCCTAATTAACGTCCGTGGTTCTAAAGAATCCACAAAAGGGGTTTCTGAATATCTTATTTTTTCGATATTCCCTGACGTTTTTCTACCCTACAGGTTTTTAAGGTAAACATCTTGAGCACCGTAAGCGACGAGTTGCATTAATCCACCTCCCATTTTATAATATGGCTAAAGAAAAAAAATTTTTGGAAATTAAATTAATTAATTTTAATTAATTTTAAATTAATTAATTTTGTAAAATTTTTCTATAATTTTTATCTATGAAAAATTTTATTTAAGTCTAAATTACCATTCATAAATTTTAATAAATATGTATCTTCTAGTACCTCTTTTTTACCTTCATGATTTTTTGAGAATATATATGAATCGCCCCGCTTTTTTACAGACCAACCTTGCTCTATAGAATTAAAAAGTAGAAGCATTTTTTGGAATTTTATTGCGTCAATTTTTAAATCTTCATTTTCTAAATCCTTAAATGAGTCTAGATTGATTTTAAATTCCATTAAATTATTTGTATAAAAGTTTAATTGTCTTTAAACTTATTACCATTATCACTTGAAATAAGTAATAAAATAATTTATAAGATTGTTATAACATTTTTATTACTAAATAAATAAAATTACTATTAAAATTAGTATTAAAAATAAATAAATAATTTCTCTATATTACAAATTAAATAAATATCCATTTAAATATTAAAAGGGGTATGCCATCTTTTAAACCAAAATCAAATAAAAAGATAAAATTCAACAAAAAATCAGCGATTACGCTTGATATAAAGCATAAGGAATTTTTAAATGAATTTTCAAAAGATGAAAATACAATATTAGATCATAAAATTGAAATAGCAGAGTTAAATAAAAAGCTTCTTGAAAATGGAGACAACTTAAACATTGAAGAAAAATTGGAAATAAATGACCGTATAAGTGAATTAAAGGAAAATATAAAAGAGAGAAAACACAAAAAGAAAGATTATTTGCTTGACAATTCGAAATATATATTTGAATATTTTGAAAATAAAAAAAATATTTCAAGTGGTGTCAAATCACAAACAGTTACAAATAAATCAAAAGCCGTTAATGATTTTTTTAAAATAAAAGATGATATTGATAATGAAGTCAACTTAATACAAAAAGATAATAATAATATTGTTTTAAAATATTTGAGTAATGTTAGTGATGATTTTTTGGACATTAATAATTTTGTTTATCAAACCGATATATGTCAAGTTTGTCATAAGGGAGAGTTAATACCTCTTGAAGAAGATGGTATCATGATTTGTAATATGTGTTCGAGAAGTATTCCTTATCTCATTGAAAATGAAAAGCCATCTTATAAAGAACCTCCAAAGGAAGTTTGTTTTTATGCTTATAAACGTATTAATCATTTCAAAGAAATTCTAGCACAATTTCAAGGTAAAGAAACAACTCAAATACCTTCTGATGTTATTGAAAATATAAAGTTACAAATCAAAAAGGAGAGAATTTCAATAGACCAAATTACTAATGTGAAAACGAAAGAAATACTTAAGAAATTAGGATATAATAAATATTACGAACATATACCATTTATTAAAGATAAATTAGGAATTAAACCACCTATTATGTCACCCGAACTTGAAGATACTCTTTGTAATTTATTTATCGAATTACAATCACCTTATTCAAAATTTTGTCCGGATGATCGTGTTAATTTTTTAAACTATTATTATACGGCATATAAGTTATGTGAACTATTAGGGGAAACTCAATATTTGGAGCATTTTCCAATGTTAAAGGACCCTGAAAAACGTATGGAACAAGATGTTATTTGGAAAAAAATTTGCGTTGAATTAAATTGGGAATTTATACCAACTGTTTAGTATTTATGATTTATATGATAAATTAAATCATAAATTAGTTTTGTCTAATCATTTTATCTAATTTGCTTTATAAGGAAAGAGTTTCAACATGTTGGTATTATAAATAGAATTATTTGGGTCATAACTATTAGCTCCTACTCCATTGCCAAAACACATACCTCCGCCACGGTATTTACGTGTTTTTCTTCCTTTTCCGCGTCTTTTTTTTGAACTTCTTCTACGTTTTTTACCACCAAAAGAATTATCTCTTGTTGTATTTCCACTCATATTACTTATATTTAATTCATCTGGATCCATTGTATTCATTGTATCTTGAGAATCAAAAGAAATACCTGTCATTTGAGAAGCATCTTGACTTGTATTTCCACTCATATTACTTGTATTTAATTCATCTAGATTCATTGAGCCAAACGACTCATCCATATCACCCATATCTATAAAATGTTGATCATTTGGATTTTGAGGAATTGGTTCATATATATCTTCATCATGTTCATTAGGTCCATTAGGTCCATTAGGCAAACCGCCTTTCATTGTTCTACGACGAGGATGATGCTTCTTTTCCCTTCTACGTTTTGTATGTCTTTTTGCCATAATATATTATTAGATTATAATTCTATCTTATTCCTTTTTCTATCATAAATCCATAAATCATATTTATATCCTAAACTTTCCGCGGATTCCTTTTTTTCTAATACATAATTTTTTGGTTGGTTAGTCCAATTTGATTTAACTTCAATACATCTATTTTGCGATTTAATATAAATATCAACATAATATCTATGTCGTTCATTATTTTCATCATAATACCATATTTCTGGAACACGATTTCTTTCAGTAATAATATCGTCTTCGCTTATTTTTTCTTCAAATAACAGTTCGTCTAATGCGAAATTTTCATAACCTTGATATATTATTGATTTTCCTGAAGGTAACGTATATTCTTTTCTTTGATAAGAGTTATTTAACATTTTTTCTGCTATTTCAGCATTTTGTGAATGATGTGGAACACCATATTTTTCCATATTAGTTTTAACTACTTTTTCTCTAAAATCTTTACATTGTAAATAATGTTTTACACCATATTTATTAAGATTTGTTTCGTAATTTTTATTTTTAATTTCTTTATTTTGTTGTGGATTTTCACAACCATATTTTTGTAAATTTGTTTTTTTAATTTGATTTCTTATTTCTGGAGATTGTAAAACATATTCCGTTCCATATTTTTCAATACTTTTATCACGTTTTTGTTGTTTTATCTTTTCTAATTGAGAATTATGTTCTACTCCATATTTATTTATCATAGTTTGCTTTTGTTTATCCTTTAAATATTGACATTTCATAGCATTATCAACACCATATTTTGTTATATTTGTTTCTAAAATTTTAGTTTTACCAATTTCTTTACTACAGTTTTCACAATATCCATTAATTTTTAATAATTGTCTGAATGGTTTACTAAAAATATTTTCACAACCATCATTTTTACATACACCTTCAATTATTGTATCTCTATTAACAAATTTATTTGAATAGTCATCTGTTAATAATATGTTATTTTCATCACAAAATTCATTTAAAATATTAACATCATATTTTACTTTTGATTCGCGAATTTTATTGTTTGCAATTTTAGCCATACAACTACTACAATATGCTGCTGTTTTTACTAATTGTCTAAAATTTTTATTGAAGTTATTTTCACAATTATTTTTAAGACATTTGCCTTCAATATAACTCTCTCTATTTACATTTTCATACGATTTCAATAAATTTATATTATTTTTATTACAATATTCAATAAGAGTTTCGTTATTAAATTTCATTTTATTTATATAAAAATAATATGTTTATATTCTTTTCATAAAAGCATTGTTTTCAATTTTTTATGAAATTATTTAAATAACCTTACCATTTATGGTCTTAAAATCCCCCAGGAAACTTGACCATGTTGAATCCTATTCCCATTCCTGCGCCAGATCTAGCGGATGCTCCCATGGATGGAACATAAGTGTCAAGAATGCTAAATGTAGCAGCGGCAGTCAAGGCAATCAAAACAATTTCCTCAATATTCAAGGAACGTTTAGGAATAGCATAAGCAGCAATAGCAACCATCAAACCTTCAACAAGATACTTGATAATTCTCTTAACAAGTTCAGCAACGTTAATTAAACCGTCCATTATACTAAATGTTAAGAAAAAATAATTTATGCGCTAAATTACTTAAAAATAAATAATTAAATAAATTAAATGGATCGTTCTAAAAATAAACAATCTAAAAAATCCGGTTTTGAGAGAAAAATGAATAACGGTACAGTGAATTCTAAATATGTTGATTTATTAGAAGAAGATAAACCAATTGCGGGGCAAAAATTTGTTTGTATGTCTTTTGTTTCTCCTGAAAAAATCCTTAAAGAGAAGGAAATTTTCTTTTTTGAAGAATTCCTAAAGAACTGGGAGTTTAATAAGTCCATGGAAAAATTTTTACAATTTATTAATTTCATTTCATATAAATACAACTTATCATTTGAAGATTTAAACAAAGACTTTAAAGACTTCGTTCAAGAAGAGAAGGATAATTTATCTAAAACAAATTTGTCAGATGATTATAAAACTTATCTTGATAACCACGAGGAAGAATTACAAAAGAAATTTGATGTAGAACATAATTTCCAAACAAGTACAAGAGGTTTGAAGGTTAGAGGGGTTTATCCAACTGAAGAGGAAGCTGAATTAAGATGTAAAATGCTAAGAGAGATTGACCCAAATCACGACATTATGGTTGGACCAGTTGGTTTGTGGATGCCATGGGATCCAGAAGCTTATAAGACGGGTCGTGTTGAATATATGGAGGAAGAGCTTAATCAATTGATGCATGAGAAACAAAAGAATGAAGCAAATGCCAAGGCTGCTTTCGAACAACGTGTTAAAGAAACAAAAAAACAGGCAATTGAAGAGAATATTAAGAAGGCTGAAAAGTCAGGAAATACATTATCACAAACAATTGATGAAAATGGTAATTTAATTGGTGTCAATAACGCAAGTACCAAAGAGTTCGCATTAGGCGAACAAGAAAACATTTCAACTGCTGATATCTGTAAGGAATTATTCGAAGGTGAAAATATTGTAGTAGGAAAGTCTGATTATGGACAAAGTCAATTGAAGTCTGGACCTTTTTCTAAGAACAATTAAATATGTTGAAAACATAAAAAATACTTAAAAACAATATGATTTATATAAATTATAATGTTTTTACACCTTTTTACATTTCAAACGCCGATTTTTATATAGTGAAAATTATATAAAAATAAAAATTATTATGTTACATTAATCAATAACAAATAAATTATCAACAAAAATCAATCGAAACTATATTTCTAATTCGTTCTAATTTAGAAATTACTATCGTAATCGTATTTATATAAAATATGTCATTTTCTATTTCAAAAATAAACGGTAAATTAATTTTTAAAGATTTAGTCACATGTGAAACACGTAATCCTTCAACATTTTGGTGTATTCAAAAAGCAGATGAAAAATATAATTGGAATGATTTTAATGAAATTATAATACATACAGGAGATTATGAGATAAATGACAATGATTATACTTATAGTAAAAAAATCAACGTTTTACACAAATTCCGTAATATTATATTATTAAATTAAAAATTTAATAATAATTTATTATTATAAATAATATGAAACTATGTTATATTGTTTTAACTTGTGAAAATTATTTAAAAACCCGTGTAAAATGGTTATTAGAAAACTGTTTTTATAATGTAGAACAGCATGATATTTATTTTTTATCATGTAAAAAAACTGATCCAAATGTGTATGGATGGGATACAGATGATAATTACGAAAGTTGTCCTTTAAAATATATTAGGTTTTTTCAGAATATGAAATTGGATTATGATTGGTATTATTTTATGGACGATGATACATTCATTTTTCCAGAGAGATTAAATAAATTTGTAATGAATTATAATAAAGACGATCCATTATACATTGGACATAGATGTGAAAATTATTCGTTTCCAATTTTTATGTCTGGAGGTGCTGGGTTTTTATTAACAAAACCATTATATTTATCGTTAGTTGAATATATTAGAAATACACCAGAGAAAGAGTTATTAGTAAGTATATATGGAGATTATTTAATGGGATTATGGTTATCAAATATTGAAAAACAAGTAATATGTAATAAACTTTTTTATCCAACAACACATAATAACGATTATGAATTAAATAATTGTATTAGTTTTCATTATTTAAAAACTGAAGAACAATATAAATTTTACAATAATTTTAT